ATCGAATCCTCAAGGCTTTAAGAGGCATGGCTACATGCGATCGTTGCTTCAAAGCCCGAGAGGATTACGTGGCAGCCCGTGAAAACATCATAAAAGTGGCAAATTGGGTCAGCAGACTATTCGATCCGGTCAGCGGAATGAGCCGGGCAGAACCGGATGACCAGAAGAAAAAGCAAGACATCCTCATATCGTGGACAAAAAAATGGTCTGAGGCCCTCCGGAGGATGAACAAGCAACTGACTTTAGTCTATTGTGATGAGATGGCCGGCATCATCTGGAAGAGACCAAATGCAGCCGATTACTACCTCGATGCAATTGAACAACGAATATACAACGGGACAAAGCCCTATGAGCAAGAGCGATCTGTCAAGAATCTTTGGAACAGTGTCCAATAAATCAAGGCCAGTCTATGAGACTCAGGCTGATCGAAATAATGAGCAAAGCATCATAAAAAAATATTGCGATCGGTTTGGCCTAACTTATCACAAGCAACCTAAAAGACACGTGCTTGATTATGCGCTTTTCCAAAATCGGACGTTTCATGGTTTTGCCGAAGTAAAAAAACGGAGCTGCAAAAAAAGCACCTACTCAACTTATTTACTTAGTCGGGATAAATGGGACGCAGTTCGATCTTCTAAACTTCTGCATGATCACTCAAGCGTTCTGATTGTTCAATGGATCGACGGTATTGGCTTTGTGAGGCTTGATAATATCAGCAACCCGCATTGGGTTTGGGGTGGCAGAACAGACCGCAATGATGCAGATGATCAAGAGCTTTGTGCCTTAATTAACATAACAGACTTCACAGATTTATGAACAACGATCAAAAATGGCAGGTTGCTCAGATTCAAGAGCGATGGGCGATTAGCCATCTTGAAAAAATTAACTTTGGATCCGGGCAAATTAGTCATGCTCAAGCGGAAGCAGTCCTCATTGCTTTCTTACAAAAATCAGGATTCAAAGATTTAGCCATCAAATTTAAAAATTTGCAAGAGGAGCTTGGCTGGACCTATACAGAGGAAACGTGAATCGCACACTTGCCAAACGGTTTATAGTCCAAGACATCATTGCTAGGTATCCAGATTATCCAGCAAGAACTTTGGCTAGAACCTTATATGCAGAAAGCCCGGAATTGTTTCCCTCTGTAGAAGCAGCACGTTGCCAAATTAGATGGCACATAGGTCAGATGGGGCACGAGAGCAGAAACGCCAAAAAACCTAGTCATAGAAAACCGAGAAAATCAGGTCAACTAATGGATATACCTAAAAGCAAAGCTAAACCAATCAAGCCGCATTTCATAAGGGGGCAAAACAAAATGCTAATCATTAGCGATTTGCATCTGCCTTATCACGATGAGCAAGCTATCCGGGTTGCGCTTGAAAAAGGAAAAGCGGAGGACGTCAATATTGTTATTTTGCTTGGGGACGTCCTTGATATGTATCAGATGAGCCAATGGGTCAAAGATCCTAAAAACCCGAACATGGCAACTGAGATTGAGATATGCCGAAGATTTCTTGAAATGCTCAGGCAGGAGTTTCCCAAAGCAGAAATTATTTGGAAGGAGGGCAATCACGAAGAGCGATGGACAACTTACTTTTATCGTAATGCACCAGACGTTGCAGTGCTTCCGGGCATGACAGTTTATGACTATATGGATGTTGAGCAATATGGAATCCAAGTAGTCAGGGAAAAAAGGCCGATCAATGTTTCAACTCTTTTGCTTTATCATGGGCATGAACTCCCTAGAGGCTTAACCAACCCGGTAAATCAAGCGAGGGGTCAATGGCTCAGGGCTACGGCAAATATGATTGCAGGGCATGGACACCGATCCTCATCGCATGTCGAAAGATCAGCCACCGGACAAATATTCAGCAACTGGTCAATCGGTTGTCTTTGCGACTTGACTCCGCAGTATGCTCCGATCAATAAATGGAACCACGGCTTTGGAATTCTCACGCAAGAGGGTCCAAAGTCTTTTCATTTTAACAATTATAGCATACACGATGGCAAACTATTTGGAGCCCCAAAAGATGTTAAGCGATGAAGAAATTAGGGACATCGCAATTCATGAATTTAGCACTAAAGCTAAAAACAAATTCGATGCAGGGATCCGGGAACATAATCCGGATGGAACGAAGGGGCTAAGCAGATGCAGCACTTTGCAGATAATACAAGCATGCAAAGAAGAGGCGTGGGATCAGGTTTTTTATCTGACTGCATTAGAGCAGCAGTTAAAAGCTGACATGTGATTAACGAAAGAACCATTGAACCTTGCTGGGACGAGCATGTTGAAGACTGGCCGCCAGAGTTAGTTGAAAAGTTCAATCGTGAATACGAAAGATTTTGCAGGGAAAGGGGCCTGCTAACTGGGGCGAAACTATACAGAGAAACTAATAAACAATTCTATGAACATCGACGAAGTGATTAATCGAACCGAAAAGGCATTCGGCCTTAAGGAAGGAGATATATATCGGAAGCGCAGGTTTTACCACATTGCAAGGGTCAGGATGGTTGCGATGTATTTTCTCAGGATACTATATAAGCTAACCTATGTGCAGATTGCTGAAATTTTTAGCATGGATCATGGAACTGCAAGGCATGCAAAACGCCGAGTACAGATCATGCTAGAAACCGAACCCATAACAAAAAAAATAATAAACAAACTACAGAAAGAACTAATGGCACTATGAACTACATGACAGGCAAAATTAACTTAGACAAGGTAGATCAATCGAGGATCTATCAAGGCAAAAAAGGAAACTATCTTAACCTTGTAATGTTCCCTAAAAGCAGTGAGCCCGGAACGTGGCTAATAAAGCAGTCATTATCTAAGGAGGAGAGAGAAAGCGGGGTGCAGCTCGAAATACTTGGTGACATGTCGGAGCCTCAAGCTAATGTGGAAAAAGGGGTTTTTGATAACGGCCCAATGCAATCAAAGCCGGTAATGCCCAAAAACGAGCATCCACAACCAGATAAGGATTTTGATCCTCCTTTTTAAAAAATGAGCTACCTAAATCAGCCAGCTAAATTTACTGAAGCCTTTAAGAGGCTCAAAGCTAAAAAAGAAATTGCCAGCCGTTTGTCTTCTAAGCAGTGGCAAGAAGTTCCAGCCGCAATCAAAGACAGGGCATTTTTCTCAAGCCGGGTCGCATCTGCTAGATTTCTGACAAAAGCTAAAAAGTTAATGCAGGCTTTTTTGCTTAAACAGATCGAAGATGTAATAAGCCCGGATGGAGTTAAAGAAAAGGCAATCAAGATTGGAGGCCGAGCTGATTTTGTAGATCGACTAAAAGACTTCGTGCTTAACGAAGGACTTGGTGAAGCACTGCCCCCCGGAACCCCTAGAGGGCAACGGGGGGTCATTCCTGAAATGAAAGACCTTGCCTCTTCACGGAGGCTTGGTCTTATTTTTGAAACTAACATCCGATCCGCGTACGGATATGGAAACTTTCAAGCATCAACTGATCCAGACGTGACTAACGTTTATCCTGCATGGCGATTTGTCCGGGGTGGTTATGTCAAAGAGCCAAGGCCTCTGCATAAAAAATACGAGAACACCGTAAGACGCAAGGACGATACAAAGTTTTGGCTTGAGATGAATAAGAAAGAGATCGGAGGCTTAGGGGTGCCTCATGGTCCTTGGGGCTTTAATAGCCAAATGACTGTTCAGGAAGTTGACAGGGGCGAAGCGATGCGACTAGGACTAATCAAAAAGGATGAAAAAATCAAAGAGCCAAGGGCTGAGTTTAACAAGGCTTTGTCAGTTGACCTTTCTAGGATGGACAAGGGGGTTGTGGCTCGTTTAAAAAAGGCTTTTGGCAAAAGTATAAGGACTAAAGGCAAAACTCTGTCATGGACGAAATAAAAGTATTCTGCTCACACACTGAAATGCGCGACCCGGTTTCTCTGGTCGAGCATCCACGCAATTATAACACTCACCCGGCTGAACAGATCAGGCTTCTAGCTAAGATCATTAAGCATCAAGGTTGGCGCAACCCGATCACGGTCTCTAAAAGGTCCGGTTATGTAGTCAAAGGACATGGACGCCTTGCCGCTGCTATGCTTCTAAAATGCGAAGAGGTGCCAATTGATTTGCAGGATTATAAGGACGAGGCTTCTGAGCTTGCTGATATGATCGCTGACAATCGCATTGCTGAGTTAGCAGAGGCCGATCAGGATGAACTAAACAAGTTGCTCAAGGATGATTCCTTTAATGATTTTGACATCGAGTTAACAGGGTTTACCTCTGATTTTTTAAATCAGGAAGCAGAAACAAGCCAAGATAGTCAACCGGGAGAAATTGAATTCAGCCCAGAAGTGGACGAGAGCCACAACTACGTTGTTTTGTATTTTGACAATGACATGGATTGGTTAAGTGCTCAGAGCCATTTTGACCTTAAAAGCGTTTACAGCAAAAGGGCTAACGGAAAGCCTTGGAGCAAAGGCATAGGAAGGGTTGTTAATGGGGCAGAGTATTTAGCAAAAATCACATGAAAATTTTTGTTCCAAGCTATAGCAGGTGGGATTGCGCCACGACTATGGATCTAATTCCATCTGCTAAAATTGTCGTGCCAGAATCTCAAGCGGATAAATACAAACAAACTTACGGCAAAAGAGTTATAAAAATATTCGATCACCAAGACGGAAGTCCCACAAAAAAGAAAAATGCTATTTTGGAAATGATGCAAGAAGGGGAACTTGCATGGATTATGGATGATGATCTGGAAGAAGTTAGAAACATACAAAAAAACAAAATACTAGAACCAGAAGAAATAGAAGAGGTGCTAGAAAACCATTTTTGTATGATGCAAGACTTAGGTGCCGGGTTTGGTGGGTTTGCGATTACTGATGATTTTGTAAGATATCAAGAATTTAAGCCATTTAGTTTTTACAAAATAAGTTACAGTGCGTTTTGTGTAAGAAAAACAAAAGTTAAACACGATGAAAGACTAAGCAGGGTTGACGACATAGACTTTTTTTTGCAGGTCGTAAAAAACAAAAATTTACCTTTCAGGGATAACCGCTACTTTTTTAAGTTTAAATGGAATGACTCAAAAAGCATTGAAGATATTAAACAAAAAGGGGGAATTATAGGAGGGCATGAGCAACACAAAGATAGCACTGAGATAGTTTTGAAAAAATGGGGCAAATTGGTAAGGGTTAAGGATGGAAGGATCACAGGAGTTAATTTGCCAATCAAAAGCTGCTAATGAATTTTTTTGCTCCTAGCTACAAAAGGGCAAATGGAGTGCTTACGCATAAAATTTTGCCGGAGGTTGTTTACTGTGTGCATGAATTTGAGGCTGACACTTACGCAAGGGCTGGGTATCAGGTGCAGGTCATACCAGATCGGGAAAAAGGCAATATAGCAAGGGTCAGAAACTGGATCAAAAGACATGGAGAAAAATGTGGCGATAAGTTTATCATAATTGATGATGACGTTAAAAAGTTTACATTTTGGAATGGAAATAAGCAAAAAGCCCTAAGGGGGGATAACTTGGTTGAGCATATCGAACACATGTTTGATTTAGCAAAAAGCTGGGAAATAAAATTTTTTGGAGTCAACCCTGCGATTGACAAGGGCAGCTACCGTGAATACACGCCGTTTAGCTTAACGTCATACATAAGCGGCAGCTTCAATGGTTTTCTGGATTGCCCACTTTATTTCGACGAAAGTTTTCCGCTTAAAGAGGATTACGACTTCACACTGCAAATGCTTCAAAAATTCCGAAAGGTTCTAAGGTTTAATGCATATGGAATGTCAAAAAACGATCACGGGAACTTAGGCGGATGCGCAAACTACAGGACTTACGTTAAAGAAAAAGAGCAAATGGCTCTTTTGCAAAAAAAGTGGGGCAAAAAAATAGTTAAAATGGATCCGGCAAGTGTAAAGAAATTTGATATAAACCCCATAATCAAAGCGCCAATAAAGGGAGTTTAACATGCCTGCAAAGAAAAAAGCTAAATCGGACAAAATGCTGTCAAGCAATGGCAGAGAACCAGTTGCCGTTATTGAAAAAGCCAGAAGAGGCCCAAAGGGGTTTACCATGCCGGTTGGATTGGCTGAAGGATTTGGCCAGCTTGGACTTACTCAGGCAGACATAGCTGATTTCCTTAAAGTCTCACGCAAGACCGTTGAAAGGGAGTTTCAAAAAAAAGACGATTCTGAATTTGTCCGTGAATATAGAAAAGGCAGAGCGTCAACAAACAGGAGTCTTAGAATGAAGCTTTTGCAAAGAGCATTAAGAGAGGATCGAGATTCATTGTTGCAGTTTGCTCTAAAAAATTTCTGCAACATGAAAGACACTGCTGAAGTCGATCATCAGGGGCAGATTTCCGTAAACGTTACTATGGGCGGCGAGGCCATCAAGCAACCTAAATGGATGCATAATTGAATTTTGACGTTGATATACCGCAGCCTCATGAGGGGCAACAACGAATCCTTGATCATGCTAAAAGGTTTAACGTTCTTCAGTGCGGCAGACGCTTCGGCAAGACCACTCTAGGCTTGCACATAGCCCTTTTTGCTGGGGTTCTTGGTAAGACGTATGGCTGGTTTTCCCCCACTTATAAGCTCATGTCTGAGCAGTGGAACGAGGTTATCCGGCAGCTTGGCTCCATCATTGCCCGGACAGATAAACATACCAGAGAGATCCACCTTGCCACAGGGGGGCGCATAGATTTCTGGTCTCTGGAAAAAGCAGATGCCGGACGTGGGCGCAAATATCATGGGGTAATTATTGACGAGGCCTCAGTGGTCCGTGACCTCAAGACTAAATGGGAGCAGGATATACGACCCACCCTGACTGACTACAAGGGGCAGGCTTGGATCTTGGGAACCCCTAAAGGTCATAACTTCTTCCATCAGTTATTTCTCAAAGGTCAGCAAGATTCTAAGGAGTGGATTAGCTGGAGACTCGGAACTATTGACAACCCAACAATCCCGGACCTAGAGGCAGAACTTGCCGATGCCCGGAAGGAGCTTCCAGATGCGGTCTACAATCAGGAATACCTTGGGGTGCCTGCTGATGATGGAGGCAATCCATTTGGGGTTGATGCAATCGAGGCATGCTTCGGTCCTGCAAGCAGAAAGGAAGCAATCTGGTTTGGTTGGGATTTAGCTAAAAGCCACGACTGGACTTGGGGCGTTGGATTAGACGAGGACGGATGCCAATCAGTTAACATTAGGTTTCAAAAGCCTTGGGCAGAAACTAAAGAAAGCATTATCAAGGCAACAGATTATGCTCCGGCTCTAGTTGATTCGACGGGTGTAGGTGACCCGATTGTTGAAGACTTAATCGCTGAGGGTAATAACTTTGCCGGGTTCAAGTTTAGCTCAACAAGTAAACAATCCTTGATGATGGGGCTCAGGGCTGCTATTCAGCAAAACAGAATAAGGTTTTTTGATCCGTCCCTTAAGGCAGAGCTAGAAAGCTTTAGTTATGAATACATGCCCGGAGGTGGTGTTAAATATTCTGCCCCTGAAGGGATGCATGATGATGGGGTTATGGCTCTTGCTCTCGCTGTTGAAAAGATGAGGCAAGGCAATACAGACGGCATTATTAGATCAACAAAAGGCTTTAAGATCGGACACAACAGCACAATCCCATCGAGAGGAATAGGTTTTTAACATGCCACCAGAAGCAGCCAAAAAGAAGGTAGCTCGCAAAGCTCCAGCCAAACAAAAGATTGATGAGCGTATTATCATGCCATCATTCCGGGAAAAGTTTCACCCCTTCCTAAACGAGAAACTTGATCCGGCACAGGTCAGAGGGTTGCTTCAATCCGCTTTTTCAGGTGATCCCCAAAGCCTAAATGACCTTTACGTGATCATGGAAGACACTTGGCCCCGGCTTGCCAAGAACCTTCACGAGATCAAGAAAGCGGCATCAAGGGCTGATTATATAGTCCAGCCATTTGCCAATCAGGGCGAAGAGCCCAGCCCAGAAGCTCAAGACAAGGCTGAGTTTATTCGGAAGATTATTGACGACATGAGGCCCGTTCCTAAGCGGAATGAAAATGGCTTTGAAGATATGATCTACGACCTTTGCGATGCTATAGGCAAAGGCATATCGGTTCAGGAAGTTCTCTGGGATTTTAAAGACGGCTACATCTGCCCTAAGTCAACTTACTGGGTGCATCCACAGTTTTGGGGCTTTGATAGCACTGGTATTGAAATCATGCTCCGCAATATCGACACAGTTGGTAGCCGGGGTTATGTCGAGATGCCGGATGACAAATTTTTAGTAGGTCGATACAAAACAAGATCAGGGAACCCGCTGACCTACGGCTTTTCAAGGGTTCTAGCTTTCTGGTGGTCCGGGATGATTTTTGGGCGCCAGTGGCTAATGCGTTATGCACAGATTTTCGGAATTCCTTTACGTGTCGCTAAGTATGGCAGGAATCTTAGTGACGGTGACAGAAATAGCCTTGAGGCTTGGCTTAGGGATCTGGCTGCAGCGGGTTATGCGATGATTCCTGAAGGGTCTGAGGTTCAGCTCTTAGAGGCTTCTAAGGGTGGATCTGATAACCCTCAGAACCATCTAATTGATGTAGCGGACAGGGTTTGCGACATCCTGATCCTTGGCCAAACCCTCACAACTGATGTTGGCGACTCTGGCTCTAGGGCCTTAGGGGATGTTCATGCGGCAGTCCGACAGGACAACCTAAGAGATGCTTGCGATTGGGCTGCTCAAAACGTTAATGATCAGATTATACGTAAGGCCATTGCATTTAATTATGGCAACACGGATGAATTGCCCTACCTCCAAACTAAATTCGAGTCGGCAGAGGATCCGGTTCAAATGGCTACCCGTGATCAGATTCTTATTAGCATGGGCATGGAGTTGCCTAAGGATCAAATTTACGAGCGGCACAAGATTCGCATTCCGGAAGCAGGCGAAGACACTATTAGTGCTCCTGCCGCACCTGACCCGTTTCTTGGGAAGGAACCAATCAAAGCACAGGAGCCGAGAGCGGGATTGAACAATCCATTTAGGTTGCCTAAAGGTGATTCCAAGAAATTTGGGGTATATGTAAAGAACGATAAGGGAAACACTGTCTTAGTTAAATTTGGAGATCCCAACATGGACATCCAGAGAGACAGTGACGAGCGCCGATCTAATTTTAGAAGCCGTCACAACTGCGACGATCCCGGCCCTAAGTGGAAGGCTCGCTACTGGTCCTGTAAAATGTGGGAAAAGGGAAAGACCGTGCAAGATGTTTTAGATGCTTCGGACTGGTCTGGCGAGGTTGTCGAGGATGATTGCGAATGCTGTAACCCTTCAAAGGTAGAGGCAAGGGATATACCCACAAAAAATGACAGGTTAACAGATTCAGTCATGGAGGGATTAACAGGGGTTAATGCCGAATGGCTAGGCCCGGTTCGCCCTGTCTTTGATAAAATGATTTCTCTGGCACAAAGTGATGAGATCAGCGACCAACAGCTTGCTGAAGCGGTCGAGAAACTTACAGAAGAAATGCCAGAGCTTTTTGATCAGATTAACCATGACGCATTGCAAACAGCTCTTGAGGAGGCTATGGGGTCAGCTGCTGCCAATGGAGCTTTTGAGAGATTAAATCAGTTTAACATGGAAAACCCGGATGCAGATTAGCATCGACATTTCCGAATCTGAAATCCTCAAAAAGCTTTCAAGCCCGGAGGAATACACTGCAGCCTTAAAAATAGGTGCTACAGAAGTCAGTCAATTGCTAAAGGCTCATTATATAGAAAAGGGAAGCAAAGAGCCTAATCGCTTAGGTGGTAAACGCACCAACTTTTGGGCTCAGATTTCCGAAAGTGTGCAGGCTCCCTTTATTCGTGGCTTTGAAGCAGTGGTAAGCATCCTTGATCCTCGCATAGCTCAAAAAATATACGGTGGACGAATCAAGGCAAAGCGAGTGCGTTACCTAACTATACCGATCAGCAAAGAAGCATACGGCAGAAGAGCCCGAGAATTTTCTGATGAGGTAGCTCCTCTGTTTCCTATAAAATCAAAAAAAGGAAACAGACTTTTAGTTTCTAGGGTTGACGGGGACATTCAACCGCATTATTTGCTAAAAGAAGAAGTTAACCAGAAGCCTTGGCCGGGTTCGTTACCTTCTGCGGAACAAATTAAGGAAGCCTTTAACAAGGGCTTAAAATTATTCCTACAATTTGGCAGATCATAAATGATTAGCTTTGCAAAGATCCAAGCCAGCTATGGCAACGAGATCCACATTAACGGTGAGCCACCTGCCGACATCCAATGGATGCCACCCGGCGAACACAGCATTGTAGCATCTAAAGATGACAAGCCCACTAAGCTTCAGGTCACAGTAAGCGAGGAGATTGTCGAGGCTCTAAACAAATCCCTTGAGGAGATTAAAGCTCAAGGATTCGACGCATACATTGACTTCAACCACAACGATGAAAATGCATCCGGATGGGTTGAAGGCTTTTTTTGGGGCGGTGATGATCCCGGCACCGGAGGCATCCGGGCCAAGATCCGGTGGTCACATGAAGGGGCTGAGGCCCTAAAGGGCGGCAGCTACAAACGCTTTAGCCCCACCTTTCTTACTGATGCCAAGGGCAAAGTCATTGGCACAACCCCTAATGCCGGGGGCTTAGTTAATAGACCAGCTTTCAGGTCCATTGCCGCAGTCATGGCAGCAAAGGACATTAATGATACAGATTTGCGATTCGTATCGGCCTCAGAAATGCCTGATCAAGAACGCAAACAAGAAACCACAAAAGGTAATAAAATGCCAGAACACGAAGACAAGCTCAAGAAGCTAGAGGCCGAAAACGAAGAATTGAAGGCCACCATTAAGGACATGAAGGCCAAGTATAAGGCCCAAATGGACGAAAACGAGGAGATGAAGAAAGAAGCTAAAGCACGTGACGTTGCTGAACTTGTTTCATCTGCTATTAAGGACGGCAAAGTTGCTGCTAAAGATGACAAAGCAATTAACGCTCTCAAGGCTGTTGCTGACGGGAATCTTGTTGCCGCTAAAGACCTGATTGATGCAATGCCAGTTTTGGCTAAGGCTCAAGAAGTTCTTACCGGACGCATCACCCCTGCTAACCCTGATCAGGTGGCTGCAAAAAAGCCTTCTGAAGTCATGCACAATGTAATCGCTGAGATTATGGCAAAAAACCCAGCCATCTCTGGCGAAGACGCTTTTCGACTGGCCCGTGAATCGAAGCCAGAAGTTTTCAACTCTTAATAAAAGGAATTTAAATGCAATACGGAATTTCTAAAGACGGTTTGTTAGTCACTCTTGAGGCTAACGAAGATCACACCGGCAAAGAAGGTTATGGAGTGGTTTTTTCCTCCGGGAAAGCTGCCCTGCAAACATCTGATACAGCTTTGACGACGGAGGGCGTTATCACTGATGGCGCAGCTTCCGGATCTAAAAGCAGCGTTGCTCTTAATGGCATCAATGCAGTTGTCTATGTTAAGCTTTCTGGAACCCCCGGAACTGTAAACCCCGGAACCCATCTTGGCAATCACACTGACGGATCTTGGAAGGCCGCAGCAACTAACAAAAACTGGTCAGCAGTAGCGCTTGAGACTGGTGCAGCAAATGCATTGATCAAAGCTCGTTTGCTTTCTCAGCCACTGGCTAAATCTTAATTTAGAAAGGTAATTATATAATGAGCGCAATTTCTAGTGCATCAAGCAACCCTCTGTTGACGACCTATGCTCAGGCAATCATCCCTGATCTGGAGAGCGCAGCAGCTAACTTCATCTGCCCACAGGTCACGTCTCCTTCGGCCCGTGCCCGTTACAAGATTTATGATCAGGTTAACAGCTGGCAGGCATACGAAACCCAACGTGCTATAGGTGGCCCTGCTACCCGTATCCCTTGGCTTGCATCTGATGGCCAATTGAACCTTGAGCCTCATGCTCTGGAAAACCCCATTGATGACTTCGAGCGCGAAGACGCCGCTGATATCGTTGGACTCCAGCAAAGCAAGGTTCGTTCTTTGGTCACCTCTGCTACCCTGTCGCATGAAAAGGATCTGTTCACCTACATCAAGGGAGCCGTTTCCGCTGAGGCTGGCAAGGGAACTTGGGATGCAAACACCGATCCTATCGAGCAGCTCGACGAGCAGCTTGTCAACATTGAGACAGCCCTTGGTCGTCGCCCTAACCGAATCCTCATTGGAACTTTGGCTTGGCAGATCCTGCGCAACAATGCCAAGACCCAAGCTCGCTTCAAGAGCGGATTCGCCAGCATCACCCGCGACATGATCAGCAACGTTCTCATCTTCCCTGTGGAGATTCAGATCGGCGGCTTGATGTATAACGCAGCTCAGCCCGGAGCAACCAAGAACAAGAGCCGAAACGTTGGTTCTGATGTCTTCCTGTTCTACGCTGACCAGAACCCAACAATGGAAGATCCTTCCTTCGCTAAGTGCTTCACAACCGGTCGTGGCGGCATCGAGTCCGTTCGCACCTATCGTGACGAGCCTAGCCGGTCGGACATCATTGCGGTCGATTGGAATCGCCAATTTGCGATCACCAACTCTGAAGCGGTTAAGAGACTCACCTGCACCTCTGCCTAATCGTAGTCATACACCACAATGGGGGGCAGGGATCAAACCCTGCTCCCCTTTAAAAAACCTTTACACATGCCAGAACGAGATTTTAGCAACCCACTGGTCCAAACCACGGACGATGATTTTGATTTGCAGAGCAAGCAAGCTCTAACTAACGGTCCTTACAGGCCCAAGGTTTTGACTTCCGGGACTAACTACACTGGCGTGAATTTAATGTGCCTTCAGTTTTCAGCAGAAGCGACTATCAACAGCGCAACTGTTACAGATGCCGAAGGTAATATTGCTGGGACTTACCCGGCTGGCACCTTGTTGCCGTTTCATTTCACACAGGTTCAAGTTACATCAACCGGGCCAATCCTTGGTTACAAGGCCGGAGATTCTGCATGAACCTAACTAGTTTTGCGTTAAAATTAAGCAGCATCATTGCCCGTGCTGCTGGTTATGATCTGATCGAGAAAATAATAACGACTTATTATCTCGAGACGGATACTACCGAGGTGATCACAACAGACACTGGGGCCATCATACAACTAGACAGCATTGATTAATTATGCCCACTTACATTCGAGTTAAGGACTTGCCCAATGCAGCTACCTCACCTGCAGCGGATGATTTTATTTTATTGAGCGGAGCCGCTAACGGAGCCCGCAGAATTAGCCGGGCTGATTTCCTTGCTGCTGTTGCCGGGTTTTACACATCAGATCCGTCAACCTATAAGCTTGCTACGCTAGATGCTGGGAACAAGGTTCTTGTTAGCCAGTTGCCTTCTTCAGCTTTTAGTTATCAAGGAACTTGGGCAGCTTCTACTAATACGCCTAGCCTAGCTAATGGAACCGGGACCGGTGGAGATACCTATTACGCTTCAGACTCCGGATCCGTGGATTTTGGAGCCGGATCAATTTCATTTCTTGCTGGAGATGCAGTTGTCTACGATGGGAGCGTCTGGCAGAAGGTTCCGGATGTAGTCAATCTGCTTGATGGTAAGGGAACTTTGGATGAGGCCAAAACAACTCTTGAAATCCCAGACGTAGGCACTGCACCGAACGAGGTTCCAATGAACGGCCAGCTCGGTACGATGGCCTATCAATCGGCTGAGGCAGTATCAGTTGCTAATGCCGAGGTCGAGACGCTGGAGGTGACCGATAAAATTATTGGAAACTTAGGCATTGGCGGGTCTAACACCTACCCGCTAACAGTGTCTAAAACTGGAGACAACGTAAAAGCCGATTTTACCAACACGGTCAACGCAAATTTTAGAATTGGGACCAGTGGCTCGGCGGTTCAAATCGGCCCCAGCACCAGCTCAAATTTAGAACTTCAGACGGGTGGCACAACCCGCTGCACCATCGACAGTGCGGGGCGGGTCGGCATCGGGTCAGCTCCGGCAATTAATTTAGGTAACGGGCTGAGCGTCGATGGCGGCAGTGGCTACGTAAATTTAAATCTGGTCAAAGGCTCCTCTGGCACTGGCCACGCGGTTGATTTTAGCGACGAAAACGGCGCTCTCCAGTTCCGAGTTGGAACCAATTTCAGCAGCGGCGGCAACAACCTGATTTTCGCGAGAGGCACAGGGTCAACGATTGCTTGGAAAATCGACTCTGCCACTGGCAATCTAGTCGCCAACTCAACAGGCATAGATTTCGGGTCAGGTGCTAGTACGACCATCTCAGATTATGAGGAGGGGACTGCCACGGTAGCGTTTAGCTCTGGTGGCGGTTCGGTGACTATAAAGTCGGCGAACAACACCATTTTTTACACCAAAGTTGGGAACCTCGTTCATATACACGGCGAAGTTGTTGTAGACAGCGTTAGCAGTCCAACGGGTGAGCTTGAAATAACGGGTCTGCCGTATGCCAGTGCTAATGTTGCCAACAACCGAAGCAATATTTCACTGCATTCAGCCGCATTAGCCTCAGCGACCGATTTGGCCGCTTTTGTGGAGAATAATTCCAGCAAGATAACCATTAGAATCACCGGGGGCACAGGCAGCGGAACAACTGGCGCAACAAAAGTTCAGGCTAACAGCAATTTTGTCATCGGTGGAACCTACACCACAGCATAACCAATTTATCCCAGCGGGATAGCTGGGACGGACCACAAACTAAAATCATTATGGCAATCACCAAAACTACCGTAGTCGATAAAATCGAAGTTATCGGCTGGCACGTTCAAGTTCGGCAAGCAACGTATTTTGAGGAAGACGGGCAACCCGCTTCATCAAAATCATTCTCGCGCTACGTCCTCAACCCAGATTCCGATTTGACGGACCAACCCCAGCGTGTGGTTGATGTCGCCAACGGTGCGTGGGACGCAGACACTCGCGCAGCATTCGAGGCTCACAAAGCCGAACAAGCTGCTGCTGAAGAAGCAACTGAGCCAGAATCAGTTGATACCGAAACTCCAACCGAGGCTTAACCTATGGCATCGTTCAGCTCGACCTATCCAAGTCAACGTCCGGTCTTTGCCCTAGACGCAGCTAATGCGGGTAGGCTGGACCCACGGATGACGTTCAGCCGTAGCGACTCGCCGATTGACGCGACCAAAGCTGCTGCCAGTGCGGTTCATTACTGGAGTAATGAGAAACATCTAAGTTCGGAGAACCTCATTGACTACAGCGGTGACATCAGTCAATCAAGCTGGACCAAGGATGGCGTGACCGAGACTGGTGGGCAAACCGCCCCAGACGGAGGGACTGATGCCTACAAGTTGACTGAGAATAGCGCGACTTCTCACCATCGAATTTACAAGCAAGTTGTAACGGACGGGAGTGCCATCACTTTCAGCGGCTACTTCAAATACATAGGTCGCCAGTGGGTGCGAATTAGGCTGACCGACAGTTCCGCTGTAGACAGATACGTCTGGTTCGATATTCAGAACGGTGCTGTCGGCACAGCGCAAACAGGCTTTTCTGACGCAACAATTACAGCGTCAGGTAATGGGTATTACAAGGTCAGCGTAACGCTCAGCACCAGTCACGTTGGTGGTGTTAAATATCTAGTCATCGCTGGAATCGGGGCAGACAACAGCACCTCCACATATGCTGGGTCAGGCGCAGACTCGTTTGCAGTGTGGGGCATTCAGGTGTCCAGCACTGGCGAGACCGTCCTCAATGAAACCAGCGGCCAAATTCACCGTGAGTATGCGCCCACATTAAAATCGGTGGCTACTGCTGGGCAACCCCGCTTTGAATACGACCCGTCAACAGATGGGCAATCAGCGGCTAGAGGTATTTTGATTGAGGGGCAAGCCACAAACCTCAACCCGCAAAGTGATGCGCTAGCAAGTTGGGGGTCGTCTGGGGACGTTGTAATTGAGTCAGATTCAGCTATTGGACCTGACGGAACCCTGACAGCAGATT